GATACTACGTTTTATCGGATACTGTCCGAACACTTCAAGTGATTTTTCGTCTATGTCTACTAAGACAATGTCATCAACCTGAACTTTCTCCTGACTCTGATGAAGAACGTCAAAGTAAGACCAAGTGATATTTTCTACTAGATAAGGTGACCAAATTTTAAGTCCTACTAATGCACCTATAGTGATTAGGACTGTTTTCCAACTATACATTAACTAAATTTCTTTTGTATTCTTTTGAACATATAGTATATTGATAATCCATATGTTGCAAGAACTGTCATTGTGACTCCGATATAAACTAATTCGATAGGTGTTAGGAATAGAACCTGCCATACGAAATTTGCAGCTGCTTCTGCATCACCCATTGATTCAGGCATTATAATATCATTCTCTTCGAAGAGGTCTAATATGTCGTCATACTCTTCTTCAGTGAGACATTCGTAATACTCTTTAGGACATTCTACTTGTGTCATTGTTGTGTTACCGATATACTACACCCACTTGTTGTTGCACAATTTTGTGTAAGTGAATATGATTTGTTTGTACTTCCTGTTTGGGTTAGATTCAATGTTGTTGGATATGCACCCTGTAAAGTGATTTGTGCATTATGGTTTCCCGAACCTTGTTGTGTAATTGTTGTATCTGAACCAGTTGCAGTTCCATAGAAATAGGTATGTGCATAGTGTGAACCACTACCCGATTGGTGTATTTCGTGGTCTACTGAATGTGAGTGTATGTCTAAGTTATGGGTGTGACTTCCATTTTGATATAGGTCTACTGTATTACTATTACCCCATATGTGTCTACCATATGTTGCACCATCGTGTTGTTCAATGTTTTCAGTATTGTTAGTCCCGTCTACGTCACCACCCCATGATTTTCCAGGCCCCCAATATGAGACCCAAGAAACAGAATTTCCGTTTCCGTTTTGTGCAATATTGAACACGTTTCCTCCGTGTGCAAATGAAAACTTGACTTCGTTATCATATCCCTTTTGGACTATGTCAAGGTCAACGTCTCCACTACCCACCTGCTCAACGTGGACATGGTTGTCCCCAGCCCACGCAAGAGGTGTCAATAAAACTAATAATAAAACTTTATTCATTCTAGATAATCCATAAAAATAATAATGTAAATATTACTCCCTTACCGAATGATAACCACATCATGTGGTAGTTGTCCAGTAATAATGCTTTTTGAAATCCGTCAATTTGGATTTCGTGCCAGTCACGGAGTTTCTCTAACATCTTATTCATATATTTTCTCCTAGTTTGTTTGTGTAATGGAAATATTTATAGACGAACCATCACCCACCTTAATTAGTGAACCTTTTTCGTCTGTTTCAGTTCTAATCGTTGCTTGTGCATAGATTGGTATTTTAATGGATATGATTCCATTAACTTCCCTGTAGAACCAAATTTGACCAAGACCCTTATCAACAATTGTATTGTATTGAGTGTCTTTATCAAACCCAAATGCAGTTCCTTCTATTCTTGCAACTGAAAAGGCGTCTGCCTTTTTCTCTACATCAATACCAACCTTTCGGTCAATCTCTAAAACCACATCTAGTAAATCTTGTAAGAAATCGATATCTAATAAATCTCTATCGAGTTCTGTATATTCTAGTTCGTCTTCCTCAAAGTAATCCTCTTCTAAGTCATTAAACTCTAGGAAGTCTACGTCAAGAATGTTGCTACTATCATTTTCTGTTTGTTGTTCCTCTGCAATTTGATTCTCAACTTCATCAGGTGGATTAACAATAAACATATTATCAATCATACCTACAGTAATCCCATTGACTTTCACTGGTTTAGTCGGTGAATCGTCAAAGGTGGATACCATAGTTGCTTGATAAGCTTCTTCCAATGTAACACTTCCACCAGCATTACTCACTATTATTTTACCCGAGGGATTTCCCCATTTATCAGGCAAAAGTATAACAAGTGACCTTCCGATTTCATCTATACTTGTAGTGAAATCTGTTCCAACCACAGCAATTTGTGCTGTAGGTGTTGACACTTTAATATTACTTTTCTTTATCTTACCACCAAAACCCGAGGCAAATCTAGCTGTCCCTTGTGCCATTCGGATTGTCATTTTCGATTTAGAAGGGTCGGGGTCATAATAGACCTCGTCAATCCAAACCTTGGAGTGTTCAGTTAAGTCCAGTTCTTCTTCACCTATGAACTCAATCTTCATTCTCCCATTTTGTGTTTGTGCTGTATCATACATCAACACTGAGGGTTCACTATCTGCAAGGACAACGGAATTCTCTCCGTCCCTTTGAAGACCTGCGTATCCCTTGTATTCAACTATTTCACCAATCGGTTCACCATAAGCAAGTGAACCAATTAGTAAAACGTTAATCGTTAGAATCTTTCTGAACGATATCAATATTCGCATTAGAAGTCACGAAAGATACATCAATAATACCACTACATGATTGACCACTTGGACAACCACTATCTGAACCACTCTTTTGAATGATGTCGATATCATTTGTAGAACCAGTTAAAACTGCAGTAATACTATTATCAGTTGCGTCTGATTGGTTAGTGTTAACGTCATTTGAAGAACCAGTAATAGTCCAATTCCAAACTGCGTTATCACTATCTACTTTTGTAGTGAATACGTTTGAAGACCCATTTAATGTTAAATCCCAGTTAAGATATTCTGCAGAAGCATCGTATCCGACATCAATATCGAATGTGTTCGATGAACCTGTAATTGTTCCTAACATGTTTGTGTTATCAGCACTTCCACTATATCCTACGTTCCAATCCATAACATTTGAATCACCAGTAAAAGTTAAGTTTACTGTTGAACTATCTGCAATGAAAGGCCCGTACAATTTGTTAGAGTCTCCATCTTGTAATAATGTTAAACTGTTGGTTGCACCAGTCAAAATCATATCTATAGATGAACCCGAAAAATCGTCTCCACCTAATTTGTTTCCATAACCCTTCTGAGTTATGTTCAACGTTAAATTGTCACCTGACTGTTGAATCCATACTTCGTTATCGTCTGCACCAGCAAACACGAATCCAGTTAATCCTAATGATAAACATAATAAAAGAAGTTTATTCTTCATTTTCTTTATCCTCTGTAACTAAGACGATTTCATTTTCATCTAAAAAGTCCGACACTTCTTGCTCTATTTTTGCATCAGTTATCGGCCAATTTATCTTCCAAAATCCCCTTTTGTCACCTTGTTTTATAAGTTCTAAGACTGCAAGTTCAATTGCAGAACGAGTAGCTTTCGATACTCCTTCGTTAGTTGCAACTCCGTCTTCTATTTCCACTAATTGGGTATCCATATCCATAAATTTGAATACGTCATACCCCCCACCAGTCGATAAAATCGTCTTAGTAGTTTGCACATTAAGTAATATTTCACCCGTAAGTGTAGAGATTCCTCTCAGACTTACAGTTACAACATCTCTTCTATAAGAGTTCGAAGCACCGATGCCTAATGTTCTTGCACCTCGGCCTCCCGATTCAATGTTGGTATCATATCCAATTATCCCCCCGTCAAGAAGGATACCAGCAAATAAGAGAGGTTGAATTCCTGTTGGGGAATCTTCATTACCTTCTTGATTTGCAAAGTCTTCTCTTGCACTTCGTATGATTTGTCTCTCTCTTACGAGTGCATCTAAATTTGTTCGTTCTACAACTCTAAACCAGTTTCCACCACTTGCAGTTTTAAGTGCATCAATCAAATATGATTCTGCACCTTGGGTTACTGCAGTTGAGAAAGATGCAATTCCGTCTTTACTCTTCCTCTGTCCTGTCTTATCTAAAAACCCATATACTGCAACAATAGGCATTGTTTCAGCAGGTGGTAGGTCTCTTAATTCTAAGTAAGTAGGTATATTTACCACTTCTGCCTCTTCAATACACGTTCCTACACGTTCCATAACTGTAGAAGTGCAACTGTCCTTGACAGAAGGCACACTTGCACACCCACTAGCGAGCAAGACCAATAGACCTAATAAACCTAAATGTTTCATTTAGAAACTTCCCGTTGCAACTGGTATATCTAAAATAGTTTCAGTTCCGTCCTCACTTACAATTGTTAATCTTATGATTTCTTGTCCGTCTTCGAGGACTAATTTTTCGTATGTGACTGTATTTCCTTCTATGGAGAATATTCCGAAACTTGCAGCCTCTCCATTAGAGAACATATTCTCTACTAACTGTTTTGCGATTTGAGCATAGATTCTAGATTCGACATTTCTTAAAAATTTTGCAAGCGTAGTGTTGTTTGCTTCTCTCTCTGCTTTTGCGATTCTGTCTTCTATGTCTTGTGCTATCTTATCACGTCTAGATTTCTCTTGGTTCTCGATAGTAAGATAGTGTGAACTTTGTCCAAGACCACTGAAGCTTGGACTTTTGAATTTGTGTACTATTTCGTCTGCACTTAGTGTAAATGCAAAACAAATACTACTTATTATTATCAGTTTTTTCATCTGTTATAGCCTTTCCTCTTTTCTTTGCGTTCTCTTTATATTCAAGAACTACGTCCACTTTTTGTTGTAGACGAATCAAGTCTTGGTCTAACATTCGCACTTGGTCAATCACTTTTATCAATGCAAAGTGTTGTTTTTCGATTTCGGGTTCCAGTTTTTCACCCACAAACCACCATATGTAATATACGAAATAACCAAGTCCAACCATCATTACGATTGGAAATCCATAATCAGATATAAGTTGTGCTACGTTTTCCACTAGTCCCTTCTCACATCAAGTTTCCCGTCTTCTATAAAGTTCTCTGCACGTGCAACTCTCTCTATATCGGGTCTGAGTTCTAAGGCACTTGACACTAACATGTCTATCTTAATCATTTCGTTAGACATTGTTCTTGCACGATTCTCTAAACTCTTACAAAACATGGTTAAGGTCTTGATAGAATCAACGACACCCTCAAGTATCTGCTTGATTACAGTGAAAATAAAGAACCCCATAACTAAACTTCCAGCAATTGGAGCTCCCACTTCACTTATCAATGCAAATATATCCATACCCTTATTTATATAAAAAAAGGGGACGAAGTCCCCTTTTTGTTAATCACGTTTCAGTTTACAACTGGTCTCGTAATTCTGTTATAACCGCAGCCTTTGAACCACTCTTTTTGACTTTAAGACTCTTCTTATCTGCCATTTCTATGAGTTGATTCTTGGTAAGTTTCTTTAATTCTGCAACACTTGGTTTTTTAGGGTTAGGAGTCGGTTTTGCAACTGACTTCTTATCCTCTTTCTTTTGAAAAAAGTAAACTAATCCCACGATTACAATAAGTCCAATTATAATTTCCATAAATTACCTCTATTTATTTTTTTAACAATGGATTTTTATCCTTTGCCTTGCCAATTGCAAGTGCAAGGACTTCTAGGTATGTGTATACCTTCGCCCATATCTTGTCATCTTTTGGTGTTGGTGTCAATGCGACGATAACACTACAAATTGATATCACGATTGGAATAACCATTAAGATATTCCAAATACCCATAATGAATTCTGCTATAGCTGTTAGCATAAGTTCCTCCATTTAGTTATTTATTTATAACAGATATATTTAGGTATTTGAGGAACCGATTGAGTATTTTGTTGTTAATTTCCAGTCTGATTTTTCACGAAATGGAATGATTTTGATTTGACTTAGAGGTGCTTTTGGGTCTTCTATTTGGGTCTTTTTGACTACAGATACTAGTTTCCATTGTTCTAAAAGAGACACTATAGTGTTCCTTCTTGCAATATCTGACTCGTCTAAGTTAGAAGGTTTACCATCTAGTTTGAAAAGTTCTTTGAAATGAGTGATATAATACTTACCACGTTTGTGTAAAATATGACATGATTGGAATAGTTCCTTGTCTTTACGTGAGGCGACACCTATACGACTAAGTGTTTCTCTTATCTTTAAAAAATCGTCTTTTTCGGGGAATGTGACCTCTACTAGGTCTTTTACTACTTCTTCTTGGTTATCCATTATCTCTACCACCAGTTAACATTCTATTTTTCAATTCACGATATTGTTTATCAGATAGTAGTGTTGCATATTCTTTTGCTTCTCTAGTTGATATCTGATAATAATCTTTGATTATATCGAGTTTTTTACTAACATAAGGTTTACTCCATTTGGAAA